GATATTCGCGCATGGCTTCGGCTGCGGCGGCAAGGTCGGGGACGGAATCGCATAATGTGCCGTCCAAATCAAAGGCGGCAGCTTGGACGTGTTCGATGGCGGCGGTCATGATGTGTTTTGCTCGTGAATGACAGGGACGCGTATTTTAACATTGATTCGGCGGGCAGGCTTGGAAGCTGCTGATGCCGGTTTGGTATTCGGTTTGCAGCGGGTGGTTTTTATTTTATTGGGATACGGCAGGTTAAGAGCAATGAAATAGAGTTACAGCTTAAATATTACAATGAATTAATTTAGAAATTTTACAAGAAAAATACTTGCCTAAAATTTTATTTTCATGGATAATTCGATTCGTTAGCTGGTTCGAGTAGTCAGTTAATAGTTTCTCCTCTATTTCTCCTTTGTAGACTTGGCACACATTCAATTGAATGTGTGCATTTTTTTTTGTTTGTGGGTTTGGTAGGAAAATGCTTGGGCTTGATGGGGATGGGATGGGTTTGAAACTGTCAAAGCATCTTGGTTGATAGTGTTTCTATCGTGGGTATAAAAGGTATTTTGAAAAAAGGTCGTCTGAACGTTATAAACTTTCAGACGACCTTTTTAAATGTAGTTAAATCACTCTAAGTCTAACACTGCCGTTTCTTTGACTTCTTCCATGACGACGTAGCTGCGGCTTTCCGCTGCTGCAGGCAGGTGCAGCAGGATATTGCCCAACATATCCCGATAAGCCGCCATATTGGGCAGGCGGACTTTGATCAGGTAATCGTATTCGCCGGATACGAGGTGGCATTCCAAAATTTGCGGAATCCGCATGATTTCACGACGGAAATCTTCAAAAATATTGCCCGATTTGGAACGCAGCTTCAGCTCGACAAAGACCAGCAGGCTTTGCCCGAGTTGGTGCGGGTTGAGGCGGGCATGATAGCCGGTAATAAAATTGTCGCGCTCAAGGCGGCGGACGCGTTCGGTAACCGGAGTAGTGGATAATCCGACTTTTTCTGCCAACTCCGTCATGGGTGTTCGGGCATTTTGCTGAAGGATTTTCAGGATTTTCAGGTCGGTTTTGTCTAATTCTTTCATCGCGGAGTTTCTTTCAACTGAGCTGAAACGCATCATTTAGGTAGATAGATAAAACGCAGGGCAGAGCAACGCAAAGCCACCCTTGCTTTAAGTTGACCCACTATATCTTTAAAGCGACTGAAAAGAAAGTCAGTCAGCAATCAATGGCATTGCACTTTTGCGGTATCGGGTCAAACAGGTCGTCTAAAAACGGTTTTGTCCGTAGTCGTAGTACCTTAATAGGCGGGAAAATAAGGAAGGGCGGATTCTAATGGAGGAACGCCTCTTCCGCAATGTGAGTGACTGAATCTAAAAGAAAAGATGCTACTTTAGCCGTCTAGCCCTATTTAAAGTAATTTTTATATCATATTGATTTATCGTGATATTTATTTTGCTTATTTTCTCATGGCGCAAGCGTTTTGAGCTGTTTTTGCTTGACAATCAGGCAAAAACAGCTTTGTTAATTCGTACAAACACTATGCAGGTTTGTAGCGTTCAGGATTGTAAGGTTTTTGGGTTTTGTAAACGTGGTAAGCAACGACAAGCAGTTTACGCATGAGGGCTCCCAATATCAGCATCTTGGGTTTGTTTTTAGCTTTCAGGCGTTTGACAAAATCATGAAAATAATCCCTGTTGAGCGCAACCATAGCGGGCATGAACAGAGCTGCTTTTAGCCGTCTGTTTCCGTAACGTGTCATGCTTGAACGACCTTTTACGCTGGTTCCTGATTCCCTTTGTTGCGGATTCAAGCCGGCGAAGGCGGTAAATTGATTGGAGGTTTTAAAGTCGCCGCTAAGCAGATAGTTTGTGAGTATGGCCGCTGTCAGTTTGCCAATTGCCGGAATGGTTTGTAGGCCTTCTGAAACGGTTTTCAAATCTTGATTGCCGTTCGTGATTGCCTGTATTTCTGCTTCGGCTTGCTGAATGTGTTGATCCAATTCTTGGATTTGAGCTTGATGGATTTTTCGAACAAATTCGTCTTTAGCAACTTTCAGCCTGTTCTTTTGGGCGGTCCTTTGTGTTTTGAGCTGTTCGTACAGAGCCAATAAGCGTTTCAAGCGGTAGTGACCTATGCTTATTTTTTTCCGAGCGGGCAAGTCTTTGGGCATGGCCGTATGGCAGTATTCGGCAATCAGCCTTGCATCTTGTTTGTCTGTTTTTGTGCGGTGAAAGCGGCTTTTGCCGTATTCGCTGATTTTGTAGGGGTTGATAACGGAAACTGTGTAAAACTGGCCGATATAGTCGGCAACGTCTTCAAAGTAATTGCCGGTGGCTTCCATGCAGATATGCAATTCACAGTCAAAACCGTCAAGCCAAGCTTTAAAGTTTTCAAAGCCGTTGATACTGTTGTCAAACAGGGCTTGCTTACGTTGACCGTTGACAATAGCGGCAGCGTCAAAGGTGTTTTGCGATATATCCAAACCGACAGCGTTTCTCATAATTTCCCTTACTATGCAGATTCACACTTTTATGTGTTCTTTGATGCTACTCAATTTTCAGACAACAAAAAAACGCCCTCTTCATCTTTTCTACAGTCTGATGACTTAGGCCGTCTCAAGATGGGCGTTTTTCGGTTCGGGTAGCTAATCCGAACCTGTAAGCCGTCTGAATCAAAGGGCTTACAGGTTTAGATTTGTCATTATGATGAAATCAAAAAGGCGGGAGTTCCCGCACCCCGTGGCTGCTTTTTACCGTGTTGATTACCGCCTTTGGGCTTCATCAACACGGTAAAAAGCAGCTCAATCAGTTAGAGCCAACGATACCGCCTCTCTGCTGAAATTGCGCGCCTGCTTCGACATATCCGTCATACATCAAATTATGTAGCGATTTGCCGCCCATTGTCAGTATTTGGTTTGATTCTGTCGTCGCTGGCAGGCTTTGCGGTGCAGGCGCTGCTTGGGCTGTCGGGCTTGGGTCTTTGTAAGGATTAAACGGCATGCCGTTTTTGACGTAGTCTTTACACATTGCCTTAGTCACTTCTTTCAGAGCCGTGCCTTGGTCGCTATAACAGGTACAACCGCTATTACCGCCATCTATACAGGCGGCCAAACGTTCAAAGGTTTTGACTTGGCGAACGCTGTCGTAAAGCGGTTTGGATTCTGGTTTTTCGGCCAACTTAGGGATAAAGTCTGTGGGTTTTAGGCTGTTATCAATTTTTGCCGTTGGCTCGGTTGATTCCGTTGGTAATTCCATTTGAGGCTGACTGGCAGTTACTTCCTGTGGTTCGACCTGTTCTTGTTGGCCAGTACCTTTCTGATAGATTTGATAAACGTTGTATCCTTTCCAAGCCATGAAAGCAAATATACCTATCAAAGCCCAAACAGCAAGCGGAATTTTCTTTTTAAATTTCTGATGCTGGCTGGATGATTTGTAATATTTAAAAGCTTCTTTTGGCGGCTTCCAACTTGAAGATTCAACGCCTGCAACACCGGCGGGATTATCAAGGTTCGTAACACAGTTATACCAAGAATACTGCTTCATACCCACGGCTTTACGTACAAGATGGGTATGTTTTGACACGAGATTGCGTACAAATACGTCAAGCTGACTTGGGTGCTGGGTCATCAAGATAACCGTATGGCCGTGGTGGCGCAGTTCGGTTAATTCTTGGATATAGGGAGGAACGGGGCGACCTGATGCGCGCACAGGATAGGTATAGTGTGCTTCATCAACAATCAAGACGGCGCCTTGCGGAATAATATCGCGCAACGGTGCAGACATGATTTCTTCTTCGGTGAGTTCATGCGCTTTAAATTTACGTTTATCCAAGCCGTCGATATGGCAGAAGTAAAGCGGGCGGTCTACTTCAGTACCATCTTCTAACTTCATTTTGAACAAGCCGTCTTCGTTGTTGAGAATCATTGACACCACACGCGAAGTCTTGCCCGTACCCATGTTGCCGGTGAAAAGATAAATCATAAATTACCCCGCAGGAGAAACGAAAGTCAGTTTATTCAAGGCAGCCATGCCGATATAAAAAGAGAATGCGCCAAACAGATAGCCCAAACCTTCACCAAAACCGCCAATTAACAGCAAATTTAGAATATCAGAAGGCATGGAGTTAAAAGCATTTAAGGTGTATTCCTTGAATTTACCCAATGCGATTACATAACCGGCGTAGGTAACAAAGGTTAAGCCGGTGGCAATAATCATGCGGATAATCAGCATTTTTAACAGGATTCCCAAAAGAGGAATCAATCCGGCGAGCAGCGGCATATTATCCCTTTCTTAAAGAGCCGAAAACGATAAAGGCGGACATGATAATGAATCCGAGTAAAACGGCAAAACGGATATTTTGCATAAATACGCAGAGCGGTTCATAGCTGATTTGTACCGGTCTGCCCCAAATGTTAAAGCTTTTGGGTTGAGGACAAACGCCGTTAGGCGGTAGGAAATCGTCTGACGACCATGTCCTATCATCGGTAGTTTGAGGAATACTTATAGCGTCAAACATTCCCTCTTCAGGCTTGCCCATTTTGTCGCATGCCAAGATGTTGGGGAACACTTCGCACAACAGCCCGCCGTCTTCCTTGGGCTTGTCATCCTCTTTGGGCTTGTCGTCGGGTTTTGGGTCGTCTTTGCCATCGGGTGTGTTATTTGGATCGGGCTTGTCTTTGCCGCTGGGGCTGCCGTCGGGTTCTGGCTTGGTTTTATCGGACGGACTGCCGTCGGGCGTTGGGTCGGGTTGCGAACCTGGACTGCCGTCGGGATTTGGATTGGGTTGTCCGCCCGGCTTGCCATTTTCGCCCGGTGTAGGGGTTGGGTTGGTCTTGGGAGCGGCAGGGCTGCCCGGTGTGAGGTCGGGACGCGGGGTTGTGGTTACGGTTGCCGTGGTGTTGCCGTCCGCGCCTGTTGTGAAGCTGATGGTTATTTGGAATGGTCTGCCGTCTTGTCCTGTTGCCGGGCCAAGGGTTATGACTGTTCCGTTAGGGACTGACGGGGTACTTACTGTCGCACCCGGGATACTACCGTCTTGGTTTGCGGTTGCATTTACATAGGGCGTAGGATTTCGGTCTGCATTCGGACCGACGATTCTGTCGAATTCTGACTGCGATATAGGCTGTTTCTTATTTGGCTCAATACGCCAAAATGCCTTAATGGATTCGCCATATCCCGTTATGGCTTTACAACCGCCTGTAAAAGTAGAACCTTTATACTCTTTAGCTATATGACCTTCATAGCCCTGACTTTTTGCATAATCATCAACGTTTTTTGACGCTCTATCACATAATCCGTCTAACGTTGATTTATAGCTCGTATAACCATAATCATAAGAATCTTTGGATAATCCAAAACGTGCTAATTCAAATTTATTTTCGCCATAATTACGCTCATCATTAGGCGTAATAATGATTACGTATTCTTTATCAGTTACAAAATCGCCTAAAGTTACATCAAATTTATAACCTTCGTCAGCAAGCATTTGCTCGACGAGATAGAAAGCAGCGGTCGATACTGCAAAACCGACAGGACCGCCGCCTACTCTTGCGAATTTGCCGCCTACTTTGGCTTTTGAAAGCAGGTTTTTTAGGACGGTAGAGCGGGATACTTTTTGTTCTATGGTTACTGGAACTGTTGAGGCGGATCGGAGGCCTGTGGAGGCTTCGCGGACGGCTAATGATTTACTGGATGTTTCATGATAGAACATATTCCCACCCATACCGCCACGACCATTATCTAAATAACGCCAAGTTCTAACGCCATTTTGATTAAAACCGCCAGTCGAAACACGAACTCTTCCATTTGATTCAACAACTAATTCAGCATTAGCTTTAAAATTAAATCCTAATAGAATAACGGCCATAATAATAAGCCGTTGAAATTTGACCATCATAGAACTCTTTGCATTCAAAGCCATGTTCTAAAAACTGAAATTTCAAATACGAGCCATCTTCAAAAAAAACTAACATATCATCAAGATATGTCCTATTTAAAAAATATTGGGCTGCACTTTTTACCATATTCACAAAATCAGAAATTGGATAAATTTCTTTAAGTCTGAACATTTCAGCTATAAACACATGACACAATTTTTCATTTAAATAATCAGGATTCGTATCTTTTTTGAATCTCAATTCTTCTTCCGAAATGTAAAACATAATCCTAACTTTCGTAACGGTTGCAGAAAGTCGGGATTTTGCCATTATCCGATTCGGGTATCAATCCTTGAACAAAATCGCCCCTATCAAAACAGGAACTGCCAGTCCCAAGTAAAAATAGTAATCCATCATCTCAAGACCCTTTTTAGGACGGATACGAAATACACCGTTGCCATCACGCCGAATAAAATCCAACCTGTATCCAAACCGCTTTTGAGGTTTTCGCCTGGATCGCATTTGGGCAAATCGGCTTTAATCGCCTGTCCGTTCAGTTTCCATAATGTGCCGTTGTACTCAGGTTTAATGATTTTGCCGTCTTGGGTTATTTGAGGTACTACCAAGCTAAAATAGACGTTTTCAGCTTGGCTTTGCTCAAGACATTTATTCCCGACTTGGTAGTACATCTTAATTACCTGTTAGCGCAACAAGCGTTTTACGATGGCAATCACGAACAGGGCGGCAAATACGCCGATTACCAACCAGCCTGCTTCAAGGCCGTCTGCTTTGGCAGATTCAATACCTGTTTTTGCTCCTTCGGGCAAAGCGGCATAGGCAGATGTAGCCAAAGCCATGGGAGCAGCGGCAACAACGGCCAGTTTTGCGCCGTATTTACGGCAAGTGTTCATCAATTTCATGATGTTTTCCTTTAGTGATTTAAACAAATTGAATAGGTGCTTTTTCTATTATTCAGACCGCACCTGTAGCCTGAATTTTTAAAATTCTGCTAAAAAGCTGAAGACAATAAAGTTATCCCCGATTTCTTCTAAAGCAGTTTCTACCGCTTCGTTTCGGTCGTAGAAATAACCGGCTTCATTTACAAACGGTGTATGCCCGACATCACCCGTATCAGACGGATAAAGGAAGTCGCCCGTTTCCCGTGACTGAACAATGTAAACGCGGGTAATTGTCATGTTTTAGCCTTTGTTTGGGGTTTTAGGCTGAAAACCTAAAATTTTGAGTTTTTGGCTTTTGCCGTTGGTAACCAATTCAACCGTCAAAGAGGCTTCAAAAGGGAATGACAGACTTTTGAACTGTTCGAAATTCACGGAACCGCCGTAGTCGTATTCGGTAGCCGAGCTGCCTAATGCGTTGCCTTGGCTGCTGTCCAGCGGTGTAGACACGATGACGCGGCAATAGTCAAAGGTTTTACCGTCGATTTGGCCGTTAAAGCGTTTAACGCCCATGATTTGGCCTTGAATTTGCATTTGCATGATGTGTTTCCTTATCCAATACACTGCACTTGAAGGCGGCAGCGTTTTGCCTTTTAAAATCCATATGCATATCGGTCATACATCAGATTCAAATAATCTTGTTCATGCTTGGCTTCGATGAGCTTCGTCATTTTGTTTTTTTGTTCGATAGCCATTTCAAGTAAAACTTGTGCGGATTCATTAAGCCATAAACTGCCTTCGGGTTTGTCATGTATGCCCGGTGCGTGGTTTTCGGTACATGAGTACACTTCGAGGCTTAAGCGTTTGGGCAATAAGTCATGGTCGGCTTCGAACATGGCTAAGATTTCCGAACGGTCTTTATGCGGAAACATGGATTTCGCGGCATTAATGGCACGGCCGACTTGGTTTTTCGCTACTTCGATGCATCGTTCAAAGGTCAATTCAAGATTCTTTTTCACTGCTTCGATGCGTTTGGCTTTCTCTTGGAATTGGGCGCATACAGGGTATGCACCACCGAAATATTCGCCCGGAACTGTCAATACTTCGAACGGAATCACAATATCCTTGGCTTTGAATTCGATTTCAAAACGCACCCACTGGCTTTCTTTGTCACCAAGTTGCTTGCCTTTTTCGTAAACGCGAACGTATTTGGACGATTCACGGGAGCCTACATAGTAGGTTTTGCCCTTGCCGTTGTTTGATTCCCAATCCGTGCCGACTGATTCGCCATCGGGCATCATGTGATGGTTTGTGAACTTACCGGCGAGACGGTCGGCTTTGGCCTGCTCGGGCGTGTATTCGCCTTGAAAAAAGTCTTTGGCAATGTCGATACGGGTAATTTTGGGACGGACTGCCTGTAGGATGAAGTTATAAAGTCGTGATTCCCAACCGTCAGATGCTGCATTGCAACCTGTGGCCGTGACTTCAATCAGCATGGTATTGTTTTGCCCACCAAAATGGACTCGGCCATATTGGGCATTGTCTGTCCCCATCAACCAGCAGGAATCATAAAAACGACCACCCGAATGCTTGGCTTTTTCGGTAATACCGAAACCAAAAATATCGGCCAGAACCATAGATGCGCGGACGATGTATTCATCATCGGCAACCAATGGATAACCGGCGAGCAGTGAAAATGTATCTTCGTGGATTGAAAAACTGATTTGGTCGATGAATGCGGAATTGGCTTTGCCACGACGCAAAGGAACTTCAATCAAACGACCTTTTGAATCAGTCAAGAAGGTAGTGTATTTTTCAAAAGTTTCTTGTTCGGTACTCAAAGCCGCCTCGGTTTCTGCTCCCCCCCTGTTAGATAAGGGGGGCGCCATATCGGCGCATGAAGCCGCCTTTGGCGCGTCGCTTACGCTGCCGCCGCTAAACGCGGCTTCATGCGCTTTTTTGGTGCTGATGTTTTTCATTGGGACACCTCTTTGCTGATGATTTCGCAGACAGACAAACGACCGTATTCGTTTGCGTCATTTCTAATCTTTGAAATACGCTCGGGTGAAGAGATAGGGAAATTAACGGTTTTAAGGCAACGAGTAACGTCAGAATCGTCTTTGAAAATACGAACGATGAAAGATTTTGGAAATTTAGGCGGTTCGGGATTGACGGTGTAGAAGACGATGCACATAAGAAAGCCCCTTTTGTTAAAGGGGCTTTACGATTGTTAAAAATGCCCCTGTTATGGGGCGCAATATATAAGGTCGTCTGAAACGGGATAGGCGGTAATACAGTGCAGATGGGTTTCAGTTAAAATACCGCCTGTTCCAGATAGCATTCCGCCACAATCGCTCGACACCGATAAGGCAGCTTTTTTCAAGGGAGGGACTATGCCCGTAGATTCCTTTTTCTACCTCTTACTGCTCACCGGATTTTGCGCCGGACTGATGGACGCGGCGGTTGGTGGTGGCGGATTGTTGCAAATCCCCGGACTGTTCA